AGCCGCAAGCGGAGCGCCGTCCGCCGGGGGTGAGCCTTCGCCCGCCGGTAGATGTCAAGGTCGCGGAGAGCGACTTCGGTTTGTTGGTAAGCCGGGAACGCCGTGAGTGAAACTTCGAAGATAGAGACCTCGTCGAGCGTTCGAATCGCGAAGCCCTGCTCGTCTTCGCCCCACGAGTCTTTGATCTTGCGGAAGCCAAACGACATGCCGTCGAGGTCGCGCCGGTTGACCTGCTCGACGACGTCGTTCGCGAGCGTCGTGTTGGGAAGCGTGAGGTCGAACCGGAGCCCGATCTCGTCCTCGCGGATCGAGAGCGTTCCAGACTTGGTTCGCCCAAGAACCATGTTCGTGTCGTGTCCAACGAGGAACCGGACGTCCGCCCCGGGGAGGTTCTTCGCGAACGCGCCCTTTGCGATCGTCTCGCGGAACATACCCATGATCGGTTCGGAGCGAACGCCGAACTTCGCTGCGTAGCCGACGATCCGCGAAGGCTTTCCGTTCTCGACACGGACCTCCACATCGGCCGCGCCGAACGATCGCTTTTCGACTTCTTGTGGTTGGTACTTTTTCACCGAGGTCGTCATTGCCAGTTCTCCGCCATTCGTTGTGCGACAATCGATTGCATCCTGTTGATTATTGCATCGACTTCTTCGGAGACGTCTTCGGACCAAACGATCGATCGCCGGTCCGCGTCGACAGTCCATTTGCCAGAGAACAAGTTAGCCAGCCGTGCTGCGTGAGCGCCACCGAGGTCTTCCGCGAGCGTCCTCGCCTCTTCGATGTAGTTGTACGACGCAGGACGTCCGGGAGCCGATCCCACAAACGCGATCGCGAGGGGCTTGAGTTCCGCCTCTGCGATCGCTCGTTGATTGACGATGAACTGCGACGACCAGCCAACCGAGTCCTCGCGCTTTGCGTGTCGAGAGATCTTGTCCGACTCCGCCCGACGGAGCCGCGATACCGAATCGACGACGAGGTCGCGGAAAGCGCGAGAGTTCATACTCGGAATTGTCGGATCGGAATCTTCTTCTGGAGATGCCGGAGATGCCGGAGATGCCGGAGATGCCGGAGATGCCGGAGGTTCCTTGATCTTCGCAAAGACTTCTGCGTTCGCCATGTTGGTGGGGACGAGGTAGACCTTGCCGCCATCGCCTTCGATCGGATTGAGGTTCTCGAACTCGCGGACGTCATTGGGGGAAAGCCAGCCCCACTGCCGACCGATCGCATATGAGTTGTACCGCGAACTGAGATCGCCGCGCATGAGCGCCGCTGTCAAGTGTTCCGCGAAGAGGTTCGACTCCGCCGACGAGAAACATTTCCGCCGGATCTCCTGCTCCCACCGGACCAGCCACGGGAGTAGTGTGTCGCTCACGTACTCGATCGACGAGTGTTCGATGTTCGAAAACGTCGCGCGAGACAGGTCCGCGATCTTGTGCGGAGGCATCCGAAACCATCGGCAGACTTCGGGAATCTGGAACTGCCGAGTCTCAAGAAACTGCGCGTCCTCGGGCGGAATCGTGATTGCGTTGAAGGTCATGCCTTCTTCGAGGATCGCGACCTTGCCATAGTTTGCCGCGCCTCGGTGAACCTTCTCCCACGATTCGCGGAGGTTCTTCTGCCCAGCATCACCAAGAACGCCGGGATGCTGCAGGACGCCTTTGGGGAGCGACGAGTTGCCGAAGAAGGAAGAGCCAAACTTCTCGGTCGCTGCCGTGAGCGCGAGCGACTTGCGAGCCCACTCAATGACCGAGTACCCGAGCAGCCCGTCGTACCCGAGCCCCTTGATGTGGATGACGTCGGAGTCGAAGAGGACCCGGGTCCGCCCCTCGACCGGATCGTTGTAGTCGTACACGATCTCCCCGGGAACGACGTATGAATACCGGACACGAACGCGATCGGGTTCGAGGGGCCAGAGTTCCACAGGACGCGAGTTCCCGTCGCGAACGATCTCGACAAAGCCATTGCCCCATGTGAGCGTGTGCGCCGTCACCGTCGCGCGGAGGTCGAACGCCGTCATATTCGGGTTCGGGCGATCGCGAAGGATCCTCGCGAGGGGATGGTTCCGCAGCCGTTCCTTCCCGCGACCGTCAGTCTCACGGTAGACGATGAGAGGCAGTTTCGCGACGTCTTCAGAGATCGCCCGGACGCATGCAAAGACTGCTGGGATCGAGAGTGCGTTGCGTTCCGTGATATCAACCGGGACCTCGTCCGTGCCGCCGTTACCAAGCAGCAAGCGTTCGAGCCACGCCGGAGCGTTCGACAGGGAGCCGCCTCCGATCGACGACGCGCGACGTTCCCCGTTCGGGCTCAGGAATCGACGCGCGATGTTCGAAAGGAAGTTACTCATATCGAAACCAGTCCTCGCTTCGCATACACCGACGGTCCGTTCTTGTCTGGTAGAGTAGCGCGACCCACTCCCATGATCAGTCCGATTACACCGTCAATCCTTTCCGTCGACCTCTTCTTCGATGGTTTGATGTTTCCCGCCGGGTCCAGTTCGATCGCGACGTTTGAGAACATCCACCGAAGAACGGGGTCCGCACCATGCCGGATTTTCTTGCCAAGGATAAGTTTCTCGACCGTCTTGGAAGGCTCAGACATGCTCTGGAAGCCCTGACGAAACGGGACGCAGGTCGCTCCGTCCGCCTCAAGTTGAAGCGCAATCTGAGTTGCTGACCACGGGTCATAAGCGACCTCGCGGAGGTCGTAGATCTTTGACCAGCCGAGGATCTCCGACTTGATGAAGTCGTAGTCGATGACGTTCCCCGGAGTCGCGCGGATTTTGCCTTCGCGAATCCAGACTGGGTAGGGGACGCGATCGCGCCGGGCTCGCTTCTCCGCGTTGTCTGACGGGACGTAGAACCTTGGGTGAATGTCAAAGGTCCCGTCGTCGCGCGGAAAGATTCGGATCGCCGCCGCGATGTCAGTCGTCGTCGAAAGGTCAAGCCCGATGTAACAACGCCGTCCCCGGAGTTCTGCTTCGGAGAACCTCGGAAGATCGTTCTCGTCCCATGTGCGAATCTGAATCCATCGCGTCTCCTGCTCGGTCCAGATGTTCAAGTGCAGTCGCTTGAATGTGTTCTCGTATCCGGGGATCTCTTTCGCCTTCTTGCATTCCGCCGCGAGGTACTCCTCGGAGACTGATATACCGAGGCTCGGGTTCGCCTTGCGCCATGTCGCTGGGTCGGTCCAGTCGTCCTCGGGACTGGCCGCAAAGATGACCGCGAGGAACGTCGGGTCGTCAAGGATCCCGTCGCGAACCTTGACCGCGTAGTCGTGAAGTTCGTAGCAGATCGAGTTCTTGTCAAAGCCCGCCGTTGTGATCGCGATCGTGAGAGGCTGCCGACGAGCGCCGACCGACGTCGTCAGGACGTCCCACAGTTCCCGGTTCGGTTGCGCGTGCAGTTCGTCGAAGATAATCCCGTGCGCGTTGAGCCCGTGCTTTGTGAACGCCTCCGCCGAGAGGACCCGGTAGACCGATGTGGTATGAGCGACCACGATCGCCTTCGTCTGGACCTCGCAGATCTGATTCAGTTCGCGACACTGCCGAACCATCTCGCTCGCTTCTTTGAACACGATCGACGCCTGATCCTTGTCGCCAGCAGCCGAGTAGACCTCCGCGCCGGGCTCCTCGTCCGCCGTTGCAAGGTAGAGCGCGAGCCCAGCCGCAAAGGTTGACTTCCCGTTCTTGCGCGGGATCTCGACGTAGGCCATCCGGTAGCGGCGAGTCCCGTCCTCGATCCGTCGCCATCCAAAGAGTTCGCGAATGATCTCGCGTTGCCACGGAGAGAGTTCGAAGAGTTGTCCCGCCCACTCCCCCTTCGAGTGCCGGAGGTAGTTCTCGAAGAACGCCTCCGCGTGCGCCGCATGGTCCTCGTCGAAAAAGAACTCCCGGTAGATCTTCGCTCCCTCGGGGATCTGTGGTTTCGACTTGTTCACGCGCCGCCCTTTGCAATGAACGCGCCGCGACTGAAGAAGTCCTTTCGCAGGTCCTCTTGCGTCCGCCGTTCCTCAGTCTTGACCGTGATGCGGGACCGCGCCGCCGGGGAGATGCCGATCGACTTTTCGTCGGCGCGAAGGTCCCGGTCGAGCGCTCGCCACTCTGACACCCACGGGAACTCGGCGACGTACTTCAGTTTCCCGTTGTCGTCCGTGATCGGGTACGTCGTCCCCTTGGAGTTCGGACTCTCCTGTGCGATCCGCCGGAGTTCTTCGCCGAGGTATATCCACCGGGAGAACTTCAGGACGTAACGCGTCAAGAGGGGCCAGTCGACCGACCGGGCCAGCCCGCATTTCGCAAGGTCGGGGACGAGCCGGTTCCAAGCGTCCGCCGCCCGGGGGTCCGCCGCGACCTCGGGAGGGGGCGCTAGATCGGAGATCGGGTCGGGGATCGCCTCGTCGAG